TCCTTTGGTCCACGGTTCGAGTCCGTGTGGGCCCACCACCTTCAAAGCCGCGCACTGCGCGGCTTTTGCCTTTCTGAAAGTCCTACTATCAGACTTTCACAGCGTCTCGGCGTCCACTTTTTGTCCACGCAGCCGCTTTGGCTTAGGTACTGGAGTGGTGACTGACACGTACATCCAGCCCTCGAGATACCCATCTGGTGTCTCTGCTTCTACGCGGTACCACCCCTTATCGTTGTACTCGAGCACCTCGACCGGGTGCGCGAACGGCAGCGAAGCGATGGACTTGCTTTGCGTAGTTGGTTCAGCGCGGAGGTTTGCACCCTCGCGGTTAACCATGCGTACGTCAGCAAGCAGCACTCGCTGTTCGTTACTCAATAGCGCAGCCCGTTCATGCACTTCGGCAGGCGCAGAAGCGCCCGACATCAACGCCGTCAAAAATGCGTATGCCATGTACGTGTTGAAGATACGAAGCAGCATGTCCCAATACACCAAGACCTGAACGTAGACCGAGTGTAAGCGCTGCATCGCAGTTGGAGGCAGCTTAGCTACGTCCCCTTGCGAAATCGCCTGAACGATCTGCAGATCAACACTGCGGACGGTATCAATCTCAAGGTCTGCAAAATCACTGACATCAAGACTGTCGTATCGCGCTACGCGCTGCACATTGGCATCTGATTCGCCAAAGCTTTCGGGGCGTGCCAGGAAGCTGGCTAACACGGACCCGCGCAGCAACTCTTGATACGAACCGGCAACTTCTGCCAGCTCGGTCTGTATCCATGTACCACCGGTCAAGCTGGACAGCTGATTTTGGAGCTCCTCCAGAGACGACGGCCGAGTCAGCTCTGCCATTTTCGCCTGAAGGTCAGCCAGGTACGACGGCTGCGACAGCTTTTCCATCCGCGTCTGAAAGTCAGTCAGGTATGACGGCTGCGACAGCTTTTCCATCTGCGCCTGAAAGTCAGTCAGGTATGACGGCTGCGACAGCTTTTCCATCTGCGCCTGAAAGTCAGTCAGGTATGACGGCTGGGACAGCTTTTCCATCTGTGCCTGGAAATCAGTCAGGTACGAAGACTGGGTTAGCTTTTCCATCTGTGCCTGGAGGTCAGTCAGATACGAGGGCCGCGTCAGCGCCTCCATCTGTGCCTGGAAATCAGTCAGGTACGAAGATTGGGTCAGCCTTTCCATCTGTGCCTGGAGGTCAGTCAGATACGAGGGCCGCGTCAGCGCATTCATCTGCTCGCGCAGCTCAGCCATAGAGGAAAGGCCAGTTAGCTTCTCCAGTGATGCCGTTTCGAGGTCGAACGGCTTCTTCTTGTCAGTCATCGGCGCACCCGTGCTCACCAGGACTACCGTCCGGGCTGATCTGTTTGGCTAGGGGGTTCAGGCGGACCACATCAGCCAGGTGCCCCGGGCTGAAGTGGGCGTATTTCTGTGTCATGGCCAGCGTGGCGTGGCCCAGGACGCGTTGTAGGGTCAGGATGTCGCCGCCGTTCATCATGTAGTGGCTGGCGAAGGTGTGGCGTAGCACGTGGGTCAGCTGGCCGTCTGGCAGCTCCAGGCCGATCTCTTCCACCACATCGCGGAATTTCGAATAGCTGGGCTTGAACGGCAGGGCTTTGGTCAGCCGCGTCTGCAGCTGGTCGTCGATCGGTACCGAGCGGTTCTTGCTGGACTTCGTCTTGCTGTAGTGGATCAGCCCGTGACGCACCTGGCGGGGCTGCAGGCTTTCGGCTTCACCCCAGCGAGCACCCGTGGCCAGGCACACCTCGGCGATCAGCCGCACGTGCGAGCTCTCATCGCCCAGGCCGGCCAGCAGTTCGGGGATCTGCTCAGCGCTCAGATAGGCCATCTCCGTTTCGTCGAACTTCAGCGGCCGCACCTTGGCCAAGGGGTTCTCCCCTTTCCACTCGCCCAGGCGCTCGAGCTCGTTGAACACGGCGCGCAGGTAGGCCAGTTCGTGGTTCAGCATGTTCGCGCTGATCGGCTTCGGCTTCTCGTCTGCCTTGCTCAGCCCACGGCCCGGCTTCGCCCTGGTGTGCTTGCCCTCGGCACGCTCCGCGCGGTAGGTGGCAAAGTGGGTGGCGGTGAACTTGTGCGCCTTCGGGTCGCCCATGCGCTCGGCCATCGCCAGCAGCAGAGCCAGGCGCTGCTCGCCGGTTTTCAGGTTCTGGCCGTGGAGCGTGTACCAGAGGTCGATCAGCTTGCTCAGCCGACGTTCATCGAGCTTGGGGGCCTTCTCGAATTCGCCCTTGGAGCCGTCGCCCATGATGCGGCGCTCCAGGTGCATGGCCTCGTTCTTCGACTTGACCCGCCGGCGGATCCGCGGGCCGGCCCGCCCCTCCGGCCGGCAGTCGACGAGCCATTCCCCGGTGTCGAGCTTCTTGATGGACACTGGACTTAACTGCGGGCCCGGCGCTTCACACCCAGGACTCTCCGCAGCGTGTTGATCTCGCCTGTGGCGGTATCCGTCACCTTGTTACGTGGGAATACGCGATCCAGACGGAACGTGCGCGGCTCGTTGCGCATGTGGCAGAGCCCCACAAAGTAGGTGTCTTCGTCCCCGACCACCACCTTATGCACCGTCACTTCTCGGTCGGAGTACTCGCCTTTGGAATTGCGGTAGTTGAAGCGGATCTGCTTCGAGCCCGTCCAGACCGTTTCACCACTGATGTACTCGTCATCATTGTGCTCAAAGGCCTGATCCAAGCGCGCCTCTGAGCTACTGCCCTTCTCGGCCGCATTAATCCATGCCTGAGCCGGCGCATCGCGGCCCTTGCCCTTCTTCTTATGGCGGATGAATCGAATGGTCTCGACGATGGCCAATATCAAGTAGATAGCCATTGCGGTCTTCACCCACTCTGCGCCGCCCGTTGCGGCGGATAGGAGCAGTGCAATTACGAAGTACCCACCCCACACATAAAGCGGCCTGACCGGCTTAGGCAGATTCATGGCTGCACCGGACTGACCTGCCCACATGCCGGCGCAGTTTCATCTGTCATCAACCAGAGGGTGTACTTCTTAAATTGAGGGTGCTGCAGCACCTTCGTCAAAGCGCCGTAGCCCATCTCGAACATGGACGCCTCGTACTTCTTGTACGTGCTGATGCTGAAGTCTAGGAGCTCACAGAACTCTGTTTGGGTCATTCCTTCGGCCTTACGCATCGCCTTCAGCTTCGCTGCAAATTCCATTCTTCCCTCTCTTGACAAGACCCTATATAGGATCCACCATTGGCCCCTATATAGGAACTTTGCACGGCAATATCACTAGAGAGGTTACCAGAATGCAGATCACCATCGACACGCCCTACGTAACAGTCCAGGAGTTTGCCCGCCGCTCCGGCATGTCCGACCGGTCCATTCGCCGGGAGATCGAGCAAGGGAACTACATCATTCGCCCAAAGGTTGAAGGCTCTAAGTCGGCTGTTCTGATCAACATGGTTCACATCGCCGTCGAAGCGGCCGAGCAAGCCGAGCGCGTGCGTCAAGCAGCCGCCTCCCAGCGCGCAGCCCAGCGCTAACGGGAGATGACCATGCAATTCGAGGACATCTACCGACTGGACGTCGTGAAGGCCCTGGAGCAAGACCGGGAACTGGACTTCGCCAGCATCAACGACAAGTACCTGCAGAAGGGCGTCTGCCCGAGCTGCGGCGAGCGCAAGCTATTCATCAGCCGGGCCAAGCCGTACCAGCTCAAGTGCAACCGCGAGAACGAATGCCGCTATGAGGAAAAGACCCGGGAGCGCTACAGCTACCTGTTCGAAAACCTGAGCGAGCGCTTCCCCAAGACCGAGGCCAACCCCAACGCCACCGCCGACGCCTACCTGCAGCGCAACCGCGGCTTCGATACCGCGAAGATGAAGGGCTGGTACAGCCAGGCGCGGCGCAAGCTGAAGGACGAGAGCTGGGCAGACACGGTGCGCTTCCCGCTGTGCGACGGCTACTGGGAACGGATCATCGATGCCACCGCGGTGGCCCGTAACGACGGTGACAAAGCCGGCATCAAGTACGGCATGTCTTACAAGGGCAATGGTTGGGTGCCGCCCGGCCAGACCATCGACAAGAGCGACCGGGTCTATATCGTCGAGGGCATCTTCCACGCCGTTGCGCTGCACCTCGCCGGCTTCAAGGCCATCGCCGCGATCAGCTGCGTGAACTTCCCCTGGGACATCGTCGAGGCCAACAAGGGCAAATCAGTCACCTGGGTCATCGCCCTGGACGACGACCAGGCCGGCCGCAACTACATCCCCAAGTACCTCAAGCAGCTGCGCGACATGCGTGAACTGGGCTGGGTGGCGCTCGCCGGCGAGCGGGACTGGGACGACGTGTACCGCGATGGCCAGCTGGACGACGTCTTCATGGACGAGGCCTGCTACCAGGGTCGGCTGTTCAGCGCGAAAACGCCGATGAAGAAGGCGTACCTCCAATACCTGCGCAAGCCCAAGGGCTTCTTCCTGGTGGAGTTCAACAACCACCTGTATTCGGCCCGCGTGAACCTCACCGAGCTGCAGAAGGATCTGGACGGTGACGACATCGAGGGCCACAGCCCCGAGTTCGCCAAGCACACCACCCTGTCCCAGGTAGCCAACTGCATACCGCGCTTTGAATACATCGAGAAGGACGCCGTCACCGGCGAGCAGCGCTACTTCTTCCAGTTCGACTTCCCCAATGCCCGGCAGAGCTGCAAGGAACCGCTGGCACCCAATGCCATCACCGACCCGCGTGGCTTCGCCAAGGCGCTGCTCGAGCGCACGCCGGGCGGCATGTTCGAGGGCGGCGAGCGCGTACTGGCCATGCTTAAGAGCGACTGGCTGCGCGATGTCCGCACCGTCCGCACGCTGCCCTTTGTCGGCTACGACGACGTCAGCGGCGCCTACTGCTACCCCACCTTCGGCATCGCCAAGGGTAAGGAAATCGGCGTCAACAAGCACGGCTTCCTGGACGTCGGGTCCGATGGCCTCAAGACCTCCATGCGCAACTACCCGGTGGTGCGCGGTCAGGAGTTCGACCCGTCCTGGTTCGCCGACTTCCGTGCGGTGTTCAACCTCAACGGCTTGGCCACCCTCAGCTGGTGGACCGGCACCCTGTTCGCCGAGCAGATCCGCGCAAGGCAATCGAGCTGGCCATTCCTGGAACTGACCGGCGTGGCGGGCTCCGGCAAAACCACCCTGCTGCGCTTCCTCTGGCGCCTGGTCGGCCGCAAGGATGAAGAAGGCATCAAGCCCAGCGGCAGCGGTGCGTCGGCGATCGGCCTGCTGCGTGCCCTGGCTGGCGTGAGCAACCTGCCCGTCGTGCTGCTTGAGTCCGACAAGGAAACCACCGACGGCATGGGCCGCACGCTGACCGTCCAGTACAACTGGGACGAGATCAAGCCGCTGTTCGACTACAAGGCCAAGCTGCGGGTGATGGGCGTGCGCAGTGCCAACAGCGACACCGAGTCGCTGATCTTCCGCGGCGCCGTGTGCATTTCGCAGAACACCAGCGTGGACGGCTCCGAAGCCATCATCACGCGGATCGTTTACCTGCACATGACCCTGGACCACCACAGCGACGCGCTGAAGCCCCTGGCCGAGCGGCTGAAAGGCATGGACGTGGACAGCCTGTCGGGCTTCCTGCGGACCGTACTGAGCCAGGAACAGGCCTGGCTGCAGCGCTACTTCGAGACCTTCCCCAAGTACGAACGGCGCTTCAGCTCGCTGGGTGGCGTGACCCATAGCCGGATCGCCCTATGCCACGCACAGATCATGGCGGCGGCAAAGGCCACCCAGGTGTTCTTTCCGGACTGGACAGACCGCGACCTCGAGCAGCTGGCAAAGCACCTGGATGGGCGCGCCCTGGAACGCCAGCAGCGCATCAGCGCCGAGCACCCCATGGCCTCGCAGTTCTGGCAGATCTACCACTACCTCAACGAACAGGTGGTCACCATCACCGACGCCGAGGGCACCCGCGAGGAGATCCGCGAAACCCTCAACCACAGCGCCGAGAAAGGCCTGATCGCGATCAACCTCGAGCACTTCAACCAGGTCAGTCGCCAGGCCGGGCAAGAAGCCATTCCTTCTTCGCAGCTACGCCGCTACCTACCGCAGAGCCGCACCTACACGTTTGTGGAGGCGCGAAAGATCTGGTCCCGGATCGAACGCCGCCCCGTCAACTGCTGGCTCTTCAAGCGTGCTGCGTAAGTGCTTGATCTGTATAGGGTTATACGTGTGCGTGTGTGCGTGCGTAGGGATAGAAGGCTTTTTTGTGTACTCCCCCAACCTATCTGGTATTTACGGAATGTTAGGAATAACTCAATGAATACAGTTACTTACAGGGACGAATCAAGCTCCATGCCACTGGTATGGGCCGGAATGTTTTCCATACCAGCACATACCAGCAATTCAGAAGTTACTGGTATGGACGGAAAACCCACCGCAAGCCTAGTGCCACGCGGCTTTGAGCCAATCGCCAAAACCCCGACATACCAGCACATACCAGTAGCACTGGTATGCCAAAAAAATTACGCACCCCAGCAACTATGCGGGCTGCAGCTGCGTCGGCTTTTCGACATACCGCGCATACCAGACGTTTTGGGGGTCAACCCGCCGTTTTCCTTTTCCGGGCCTGCCCATGCCAGCGATTTCCACTGACGAAGCCCTGCTACGGGACTGCCTGGCGCTCGACATGCTGAGCCGCTGGACGCCTCGGCAGATCCGCGAATGGCTCGCTGACCCGGCTTTCCCCGACGAGTACCGCGAAGACATGCGCAGCCGTTTGAACCAACTGAGAGAGGAGTACCGCAACGATGAATAGCCAACGCCTGATACCGATGATCACGGGCGAACAGCTCGCCGCAGCATCCACGGCCATGGGCCCGCTGATGCCGACCGGCACCGACCCCTACTTTGCCGCTTGGAAGAAGGGTGCCGAGCTGATCGGCGGCGAAGCGTTCCCATTTGCCCAAGGCGGCATTAATACCTTGGCTGACGCCCAGCTGGGCGCCCTGCCCGCGCTCCTGAAAACCCTAAACAGCCTCGACCTGCCACGCCGCGCCCTGTTGCTGACGATGATCAGCCTCGAGCGCCCCGAGCAGGTTCACTGGATCACCCGCGAACTCGGCATGCACTACGGCCACCTGACCGCTCACCAGATGGGCGACGAAGTGTTCGCCATCACCTTCGACCTACTCCGCACCCACCACTGAAAGGAGCAACACCATGACCAAGCAAACTCAGACCCCCACCGCCAAGCCGATGAGCAAGCTGCTGGATTCCATGCACCTTCTCGAGCGTTTCCACGAAGAGGTCGTCGATGCCGAGCAGCGTCTGGCAGACGCAAAACGGTCCTTCGACGAACAGGTGGCCCATCTCAATACCGCCTACACCGCAGCCTGCAATCGCGCCATCGAGCTGGGTGAGAAGAACTTCCCCGAGGAGTTCGCGCTCCGCGGCATGACCGTCACCTTTGACGACGAGGGCGGCTGCTCTGTCGAGCGTCGCGCGATTGTCGAGCCGTATGAGCTGCTGGGCTGGGCCAAGAAAGCGGGCGAGGAATAAGCGCCATGCGACTGACCTACTGCGCCAACGGCGTGTCCGGCCACATCGAATTGCCGATCGCCTGCATCGATGTGATGACAGCCGAATCGCTGGCCGAGCTGGCCGCGAGCTGCCACTGGCGCGACCACCACCCGAGCGAGATGCCAGGCGAGCTGACGCGGGTTCACCTGCAGGACCTGGACGGCAAGGAATTGGGAATGTTCGAAGTGAGGCGCGTGATGCGCCCGGTATTCACGGCCAGCGCCCTACCCGGGCGGGGCTGAAAAGAGGGTGTCGAGGAGGTGCAACTCCCCGACACCTACCACCAGCAAAGGAGCAACACCATGCAAGCACAACACCCAAGCGGCAGCGCAGCAAAGGCTACCACAGCACCCCGTCACCTATTGGTGACCGCCACGTCCATCGTCGGCGAGGCGCTGGTCCGCTACCAGGTGCAGAAAACAGCCGAGGCACGCATCCGCCTGGAAAGCGTGGCCGACATGGCCCACCGGCTCGGTGAACTCAGCCCGGCCGACGCCGCGGTGATCACCAAGCTGCTCGCCCAACCCTGTGCCGCGCCCCGTGCCGCTGCACCCACTTTGAATTGAGGTGCCCCATGCAGAACACGAAACCGCTGGACGACTTGGAACTGTACGAGCTGATCGTCGCAGCCTACCCCGAGAAATTCGCCGCCCGTGAAAAAGCTGGCGACGATATCTGGGACGAAGTGATGGAGTTCATCGAGTGCGAGCTGTGCGGCGACCAGCTCGAGGACTGGCAAGGGCTTGCACGTTTCCTGGGTCGTATCGTCATGCTCACCATGCCGATGGCGAGTGCGATCACCGGTGAAGCACGGCACTGCCTTGGCCCCATTGAAACCAACAACGGCCAGCACTTCATGATGGCTGCGGTCGTCCGTGACGTTGCCAGCTCGGCCGGAGAGGTGGCCCATGGTTGAAATCCGCACCCGCTTCACCGGCATGACCTACATGGCCACCGTGCGCGGTGAGAAACAGACGGCGAGCTGCACCATTGATGCTCGCCATGCTGCCGAGGCGCTGGCCAGGAAGCTGGGCTTGGCGCCCGGCCTGCTCCAGGAACAACCCGACCTGCTAAACCCGCGCGAGCGCACCACCTTCACCCACCCGGGTGACCTGCTCGAGGAGGTGGCCAATGGCTGACGCTGCCGCCCTGGTGCTCGAGGAGGCACCCGAGAAGCTCTGCAAGAAGTGCGACGAGTACTGGCCGGCCGATAGCGAGTTCTTCTACCGGCGGGCCAGTAGCGAGGATGGGCTAAGCGATACCTGCAAGGCTTGTTATGCCGATATGCCCAGCGTGCAGAAGCGCAACCGCAACAAGGTCGGCCGGGTGCTCTCGGCGTGGGAACAACTGGACCTGGAGCGCACCGGCAGCAACGCGCCGATGTGCATGTGAGGAGAACGCCATGCTGATCGATGGACAACTGATCGCGGTACCTGAGGCACGGCAGCGAAAGGCGCGTGAGCAACTGGACCTGCCTTCCGACTTTTCCCTGGTCGAAGCCACCCGCGTGCTACAGCACGACACAGGCAACGGCGTGGTGCAAATCCCGCTGCCGCCCGGCCTGTTCGTGGTGGCCTTCGAGAACCTAACCGGCCAGCGCCGCTACGGCGTGGTGATGATGGAAGAGGTGCAATAACATAAAAACGTGCAGGCAATAACCGCAAAAGAAAGAGCGCTCCGGCGCTCTTTTTTATTGCCCGCATAACACCTGATTGCCTGCAGCCCTAGCAAACGCTCAGCCGCAACTAACTCAAACGCTCGTTACGTAACTACTTAGGCACTTACTTATTGCACCGTGCAGCGCAGGATCAAAAGGACATTTGTGCTTTTGTGCTTCCTACTTAATAACGCGTTATAGAAATAACGATAGCGTCAATTAACGCAATAATGCGTTGGTCAATATTGGCTTAACAGCATCAGGAAAGGTGCGTTAAAGGCACCAATCCTGACAGAGCCCCACCGCACGGGCCTCCTAGCACGGTTTCGGCTGTGTCATCAGCCCTGCTGATAAATATTTTCCGTCGCGACACCAGAATTAGAAAGTGCTTGACGCTACAAAAACCAACTACCTAAACTCCGTCGCACTTGAAGTCTGCCGGACAAGGAGATGCGACATGCAGAGCAAGAAAGAGTCACTGTTAGAACTACGCGAGGAACTGCAAGAGTGCGGGTATTCGCTATCACTGGTTGTTGATATATCAACTTCGGATATTGAACTATCCGAGGGCGGCCGGCTTGGCTTCGTGGAATTCGGCATGGCAAGCGTGCGCCGGCTGCACGCGGCCGTTGAGAAACTGGGCGATTACGCCGAGGGCAGCCTGCCCAGCTGATCGAACAGGTCCTTCTGCTGGGCGCGGGTCAGATCACGCAAGCGGTCGAATAGCAGACGGTCGACCGCCTTGGCCGAAGGGCTGAGGGTGTGGGAGAAGGTCAGATTGGCCACCCAGCTGTGGCCGCAATGGGGTTCCAGGCACTGGCAGTACAGCCGGGCGAACTCACGGGACAGTTCATCACGCGACGCGATGCGCCCTTTCCCGCCACACTCCTTGCAGTAGACCCGCATAGCGCCCCTCCCCAGGGTTCCGTTTTAGGAACCTATTCTGCCAGCTTCCCCACTATCTGTAGTGTTTTTCTGACGCCAAAACACAACATCATGGCAATTCGCCTGATAGAGTCGGACACAATCAGCCCCCCGCCGGCTCGTTCCAGGCCACCCGCCGGTCGGCGCGCAGCGTGGCGTTGATTTGCAGGAACAGCATGGCGATCGGGCGGATCTCGTTGTTGGTGAACACGCGGTCGATCTTCTCGATGTCGCCGAAGCCGCTGGAGTTCTCCGGCATGATGCCAGCCAGCGCCGGGTTCATGCGGTGCGCGGCGATCACGTCCGCCCGGGTGATGTTCTTGATCCGTTCGAATTCGTCTTTGGTAGCGACGTCGCCTATCGGGATGATCTGAATCGCCTTCTCAGTACCGCCCGGAATGTTGACGAACAGCGAGCGGAAATTGCCCACCCCTTTGCTGCCCTGGATCTGCTCCTGGAGCCGCTTTTCGTCATCTTCGGTGAGGTCTGGATCGTTCGTGTAGAAGACGAAGCCCGCGTGCGCGCCGTTGTTGTAGTAGCGGCGGCGGAAAAGCGTGGCGCTCTCGTTGAGCAACAGCGAGTGCATGCCGCCCAGGTAGTCGGGTACGCCATAGACGTTCTGCTCCACGTCGTAATCCATCACGTGCTCCACCTCGTCTTCCTCGAAGTGCAGTTCCTGCCCCTTGGGCAGCAGCATCACGAAGCCCCCGCCGACCTTGCGCCGCATGTTGATCGCCGGCAGGTGCTGCAGCTCGAGCACCTGGCCGATGATGTTGCGCATGCGCTGGAAGTAGGCCTCGCCGAACACGATGAAATCGAGCGCGGCGCGCCCCATGGTCTGCGCACTGCAGCCGACCGAGGGGCGAAAGTCACGCAGCAGTACGTTGCGCTTGAACTTGGGAATGGCGCCGTGGTGAGCGTTGGCGCGCAGCAGCTTGGCCAGCCCGGTGCGCGACACCGGCGGCGTATACAGGCGCCCGTCGTCGCTGGCGAACACGCCCAGGTACTGGCCCATGTTTTCGGCCAGCACCGATTCGGGGGCGCCGAACGAGAACGCCTTGGGCGCCCGGTTGGTTGCTTGTTGCTGCTGCGGTTTGCGCTTTGCCATGGCTGACCTGTTCGAGTGATGACCAGCGGCTGCGCCGCCGTTTGTTGGTGTTGAGGGGTTCATGGGCCAGCGCGTGCATGATCGCCCAGGCGATATCGGCATGGCCGGTGGCGTCGGTGCGCGAGGCGCTGTAGGTGATCTGGCCGCTGGCAGTGGCGCCACGCTTGATCGTCAGGAAGGCCGCGGCGATGTCGTTCCAGCCGGCGTCCCACTCGATGCGGCTGCCCTGGACGGTGTCCTGAGCCTTGAGCACCAGGGCATTCTTCGTCTCCAGGCTGTAGTGGATCGGCGTGGCCCGCGGGAAGAAGTCGCGCACCAGGTCGAATACGCCGTAGCCCACCCCGGTGATGTCGATGCCGATGTGCACGACGTTGAAGCGCTCGGTGAGCTTCTTGACCTGGCCGGCCTGGTAGGTGAACGAGTGTCCTCGCCAGCTGTGCTTCTCCAGGATGCGAAACTTGCCGCCGGCTTCCAGCGGTGGCGCGACCACCACGCAGGTGGCGTCGTCGCGTGTGCGGCTGGGGTCATAACCGAGCCAGACCGGGCTGTTGCCGAATGGGCGCGGGGCGTTCGGGTCGGGGTCGTAGTCGGCCCACAGGCTCTGGTCGGAGTAGCAGCGCTCGAGGTCGGCCAGGCTGAAAACGCTCTGCGTGCTGTCGATGAATTTGCACATGTAGAGCTGATCGAAGCGGTCTTCGTCGTTCTCCAGGCGCAGGCGATCGATATCGAAGAGATCGCAGCCGCCGGCCACGGCGTCCTCGATGGTGATGATCTTGCGCCACTGGCCGTCCGGACAGAGCGCGCCCTGGTGGATGGCCGCTTCGCTGGGCCACTCCTGCCCGAGCTTTTTGCCGCGCTTGCTGTTGCGGAACTCCTCGCCAGTCCAGAACGGGTAGGCCTGATGGGTGACGGCGCTGGGCGTGGAAAAGTAGGTTTTTCGCCACTTTTTGTGGGTGGCCATTGCCCCGGCGAGGCTGTTCAGCTTCTCGAAGTCACGGATCCAGAAGTACTCGTCGATGTAGACGTGCCCGTGGTGACCCTGGGCGGTGCTGCTGTTGGTGCTGAGAAAGCGCAGCTCGGCCCAGGGCTTGCCGTCGCGGCTGAGCACGATGGGGTTGCCGGTGAGCTGGATGCCGAACCACTCGGCAGCGAAAGCGATGATGTAGCTGCGGAAGATCTCGGACTGCGCCCGGCTGGCCGAGAGAAACATCTGGTTGTCGCCGGTCAGCACCGCATCCATGAAGGCTTCGGCGGCGAAGTAGTAGGTCAGGCCCACCTGCCGGCTTTTCAGCACATTGCGGATGCGGCAGGTCAGCGGGTTCTGCTTGGCGGCGAACAGCTCCTGCTGGTAGCCGAACATGTTGGCCGTGAACTTCTCCAGGAAGTCGACTTCGGAGAGGCCGGTGACGTCGTTCTTCGGCTTCTTCTCCCGCCGTTCACCTTTGCCGCCCCGCCGCTGTTGCCGTTCGCCCTGTTGCTCTCTGTCCTCGCTCCGCTCTCGCGGCGCGTCGTGGGCCGACTGCTGCGGCTTGGCGCATTGCTTCAGCAGGCGCTCGCGCACGGTGGTGAGGCGGTCCAGCTCGTCCAGTTCGCCCTTGGCCAGCGTGCCGGGTTTCTCCAGCAGCAGGGTGATGCGCCGGCTGACGGCGGTCAGCGGCTCCTCGTCCGTCAGCATCTCGTCCCAGCCGCCCTTGGCGATCCAGTAGTAGACGATCCGGACGTTGGGCAAGCCGAGTTCGGCCTGTATTTCGCGCGGCTTGGCGCGGCGCAGGTACAGGCGCTTGGCGGTTTCTTTGATCTCGATGGAGTAAGGCATGCGCCGCAGTCTATGCGGCGAAAAAGAGGCAAACGCGCAGATAAATTGCGGGTAATTCCTAGATTTCGCAGCTAGGAACGGGGCGAAAGCAAAGCGTTTGAGGGGTACCTGGGCGGTGCCTATGGTGGCGGCATCTGAACCCCGACAGAGCCGAAAAGTTCATGCCTCGCACCCTTGTATCTGACTGGAAACGTGTGGCCACCAGCGGCAAGACCGCCGACGGTCGGACCATCGACGCGCAGGACCTGCGCGACATGGCCGAGAGCTACGACCCCGCGCTGTATACCGCGACCATCTGGTACGAGCACATCCGCTACTTCGGCAGCCTGGGCACCGTCGCCGAGCTGAAGGCCGAAGACGTGGAAGGCGGCAAGGTCGGCCTGTTCGCTCGGCTCAAGCCCAACGAGTACCTGCTGCAGATGAACAAGGCAGGGCAAAAGCTCTTCACCTCGATCGAGATCAACCCGGACTTCGCCGACACCGGCAAGGCCTACCTGGGCGGTATGGCCGTCACCGACGAGCCCGCCAGCGTGGGCACCGAAGAGCTGCACTTCTCCCGCCGCGCGGAGAAGGGCAATTACTTCGCCAACCTCGAGCCGCTGGGCGAGCTGATCGCCGCGCCCGACACGGACGAAGCCGCCGCCCTTTCCTTCTTCACCCGTCTGTTCAGCGCCCTCGGCAAGGGCGGTCCCGAATCCCCCGCAACCCCCAAAGACGAGAGCACCCCAATGGATCCGAAAACCGTGCAGGCCTTCGCCGCCGCGGTGGACAAGCTCGGCACCGTGGCCACCAGCCTGGAAACGAGCGCTGCCACCTTTGCCGCCAAGCCCACCGAGCCCGAGAAGCCCGCCGTCACCGAGCCGGAAGCCGGCAAGGACGGCGACAAGGCCACCGGTATCACCGCCGAGCAGTTCAACAGCCTGAAAACCTCGCTGGATGACCTGACCGAGAAATTCAACACCGCGCTCAACCAGGGCAAGGGCAAAGACGTGCCCAACACCACTGGCGCGGCCGACGACAAACAAGAGGCCGTGTACTGATATGAGCCTAAGCCAAGCAGCCCGCCTTAAATTCAGCGCCCTCGCCGTTGCGATCGCCACCACCTATGGCGTGGAAACGGTGCGCGAGGAATTCAACGTCACGCCAACCCACGCGCAGACGCTGAACGACAAGATCACCCACAGCTCCGCCTTCCTGTCCCGGATCAACGTGATCCCGGTCAGCGAGATCAAGGGCGAGAAAGTGATGCTGGGTACCAGCGGCACGGTGACCGGCCGTACCGACACCAGCAACGCCGACCGCGTCGCTCGCAACGTGCTGGGCCTGGACGGCCAAGGCTACGAGCTGTTCGAAACCCACAGCGACGTGGCACTGAAGTACGCCAGCATCGACGCCTGGGCCAAGTTCCCGAACTTCCCGCAGCGCTATTCCGCCGCGGTGCAAAAGCAGATCGCGCTCGACCGCATCATGATCGGCTGGAACGGTACCAGCGCCGCCGCCACCACTGACCGCGTAGCCAACCCGCTGCTCCAGGACGTGAACAAGGGCTGGCTGCAGATCGCCCGCGAGCAGGCGCCGGAGCAGGTGCTGGCCCAAGGCGCCAAGGTGGCCGGCAAGATCCAGATCGGCGCGACCGGCGACTACGCCAACCTCGACGCCCTGGTGCACGACGTGTCCCTGATGATCGACGAGGAGTTCCGCGACGGCGGCGACCTGATCGCCATCGTCGGCCGCGAGCTGCTGGCCCACGACAAGGCCAAGCTGTACGCCGCCCAGGGCGACACCCCGACCGAGAAAGAACGCATCGAGATGGCCCAGGTGATCGCCACCTACGGCGGTCTGCCGACTTTCACCTGCCCGCACTTCCCGGGCAAAGGCGTGGTGGTCACCAGCTGGGACAACCTGTCCATCTACTTCCAGGACACCAGCTGGCGCCGGCACATCCAGGAGAACCCCAAGCGCTCCCAGGTTGAGGATTACAACAGCCGCAACGAGGGCTACGTGATCGAGCAACTGGGCAAGTTCGCGGCCATCGAGTCCGCCAACGTGGAGTTCGTCTGACATGAGCCTGGCCCTAGCCCATAAGCGCCGCGTGCGCGAACAGGGTGCGGCAGCAGCGGCCACCGGTGCGCGGGCTTACACGCCCGCCACCGCCCTGGCCGGCCCTGCCAACGCCCAGAAGCACCTGGCCTTGATGACCACCGCGATGGATGCGGACCTGGAGCGCATCAGTGCCATCAACAGCCGCGAGGCACGCCAGGCACTCAAGCGCGACGAGCTGCTGCCCAAGTACCTGGACTACGTGCAGCGCTACCGCGAGTCGGGCCTGAACCACCCTAACCCGGTGCTGATGCAGGTGCTGGTGTGGTTGTTCGATACGGCGCAGTTCGAAGCCGGCATCGAGCTTGCCGACTTCGCGATTGGGCAGGGCCAGCAGCTGCCGGAACGCTTCAAGCGTGACGTGCAGACCTTCGTCGCCGACGAGCTGATCGACTGGGCCGAGGCCGAGCACAAAGCCGGCCGCAGCCCGGAACCCTACGTATCACAGCTGTTGCCGCGTGTGGATGGCAACTGGGACGGCTTCAAGCAAGGCGGCGAATCCGAGCGCCCCGCCCCCTGGCAGCTGTTCGAGCGCATCCCGGCCCGCTACCACAAGTTGCTCGGCGTGCTGGCAATGGAGTGTAAGGACTGGGCCCCGGCTGTTGCGCACCTCAACCGTGCCACCGAGCTGTACCCGGAAATCGGCGTGAAAACGCGCCTTGAAGGTGCCGAGAAGGCGCTGCGCAAGCAGCAGGCCGAAGCCGGTACCGCGTAACCAGCTACCCCCCCCCAGCGGGGCCTGCCCAGGTGTTCCGGCTTTGAGCCAGTACCACCCGACGCAGTCACCCCGCCCTATTCGAGCGGCCAGCGATGAGCTTTTCAGGTAAACCGACCACCCTGGTGGACCAAGCGATAGAGAACGACGGCTTCTGGCCGGACCTCTCCGTTGCCGAGTTCCAGAAGGGCTACCGCCTGCCGGCGGAGTACCTGAGCGAGCTGCTGGCCGAGGGCATTGCCTTCGCCATGGGCGAAGTGAACGTAGACCTGGCCAAGCGCAAAGCGGATTGGCAGGTGGCGGGCGTCACCAGCGTGGAAAGTGCGGACCCCATGGTCCTGCCGGAGCGCACATTTCACGTAGCGACGTACAAGCGCGCCGTGTACTGCCGCACCAAGGCCTACCTGCTGCAGCAGTTCGCCACGGTGAACCGCCGCGAGTCGGCCGAGAACATCGCCAAGGAATCACCCGCCACCGAGGACAAGTTCCTCGCCTTCAGCCAACAGGCCGTGCGCCTGCTGCAGGGCCGTGGCCGGATTACGGCGGTGCTGCTGTGAACAAGCTCCGCGCCCTGACCACCTTTCTGCTCGAGCGCCGTTTGGTCGCTCCGGAACAGCTCGACAGCTGGGCCGAGCAGGTCACGCTCAACCTCACCTGGAAGCCCGACCTGGACGGCCTGCACCTGGGCGACATGCGCTACCGCGCGGTGATCGTGATGGAGCGATTCGCTGATCACCCGGGCCGGCTGATGGCCCTGCTCGGCAGCTGGCTGGAGAACCACGACCACGATCGCGCCGACGACCTGCCGGCGCCGACCTTCGACATCGAGCAGCTGGACAACGACCTGGCCGACGTCGAGCTGACCCTGGAATTCGTCGAACCGCAGTACCTGGCCGAAGCCGATGACGGCGAGATCGAGGCCTTCGGCAAGCGCTGGGCCTTCGTGCCGTTCGACCTGTGGATTGCCGAGCACGGGGAGGTGGCCAGTGGCAGCCAGTAACCCGTTCAACCTGGACGTGCGCGGCCAGCTCGACGTGGCCGCCCAACTCGCGCTGCTGGACCTGCCCCCGAAGCTGCGCCGCCGGCTGATGAACCGCACCGCCCTGCGCATTCGTACCGGGTGGCGTAAGCGCGTCCGTGAACAGGCCGACCTGCACGGCAGCGCCTTTGCACCCCGCGCTCGCAAACGCAAGAAAGGCCAGAAGCCAAAGATGCTGACCGGCCTGGCCACCGGACTATCCGTGGTGCGCCTGACCGAGGACGCCGCCGAGCTGGGCTG